AGAAACATTGAAGATCGTAGTGTGTCGTCTAAAGAGTTGCTATTTTTAGGTTACTATGATATAAGTGAAATCTACAACAAAGGTATAACAAAAGGTGGAGCTAACTATCTACTCGCAAACGATATTGATATCGTTGAAAGAGAATTATCTGCAGCTCATCCTTGTGTGGAACTTCTAAGTTCAAATAGGATAATGGTACTTCTTAACATGGCATTTAATCTAGGCGTACCCAGGCTGTGTAAGTTTAAGAAAACTTGGGATGCAGTACACGCAAAGGAATTTGATGTAGCTGCAGAAGAGATGCTAGACAGTCGTTGGGCAGAGCAAGTAAAAGGCAGAGCTACTGAGCTAGCAGAACTGATGAAAGTAGGGTAATGATTAGAAAGCTAACTGAAAACCAACAGAAGTTTTTAGATGTGCTGTTTGAAGAAGCACAAGGTGATCCTGTAACCGCAAGGAAGCTAGCAGGATATGCACCTGGCGCAACTACTAGCGTAATCGTAAATAGCTTAAAAGAAGAGATACTAAAGGCTACGCAGGAGTACATGGCACGTAGCGCACCTCAGGCTGCTGTAGCTTTAATCAGTGCACTATCAGATCCTACTCAGCTAGGCATCCGTGATAAAATGTCTGCAGCTCGCGAGGTGCTAGATCGTATTGGTATTGTTAAAACTGAAAAGATGCAGGTAGAAGCTACGGGAGGTGTCATACTATTGCCACCAAAGAATCCTGTAGTGGAAGATGATGACGAATAAAAGCTTAGGTAAGTGGAAGCTTCCACAACCAACTGACGTAAAGGATGAAAACGATTGGCTACCTGTACCGAGAATTGCACGTACTATCCCATTTGGGTACATACCCGATGATGGAGATCCCGACATTCTCCAGCCTGTGCCGCACGAGTTGGACTTACTTGAAAAAGCTAAAATGTACCTCCGACAATACTCACTTCGGGAAGTTTCGGCATGGCTTTCCACAAATTCCGGGCGTTACTTATCACATTTAGGATTGCAAAAAAGAATAAAGCATGAAAAGCAGCGTAAAAACACAGCTAGAAGCCTCCGCATCTGGGCAAACTATGCGGAAAAGGCGATCTCCACGGCGGAAAAGCTCGAAGCCGGTAGAGTTGGAGCAAAAAAAGACAGAGCAGACGCTGCAATACCAAGCGGTGGTGGAGGAGTTACAGCAGACTCATAACGTACACTTTACACCTAACCCTGGCCCACAAGAAGAGTTCTTATGTGCTAGTGAAAGGGAAGTACTTTATGGGGGGAGTGCCGGTGGTGGTAAAAGCTATGCCATGCTAGCTGATCCTCTTCGTTACATGAGCCACCCTGACTATAGCGGGTTGCTGCTGCGACATACAACTGAAGAATTACGTGAGTTAATATTTAAATCTCAGGAGTTGTACCCACGGGCAGTGCCAGGAATTAAGTGGTCTGAACGGAAGATGCAGTGGACAGCACCCTCAGGTGCTAGATTGTGGATGTCTTACCTAGATAGAGACGAAGATGTGCTACGTTACCAAGGTTTGGCATTTAGTTGGATTGGTTTTGACGAGTTAACACAGTGGTCGTCACCTTATGCATGGAATTACATGCGTAGTCGCTTACGTTCTACTGCAACTGATCTGCCTATCCACATGAGAGCAACAACCAACCCTGGAGGCCCAGGACATGGTTGGGTTAAGAAGATGTTTATTGATCCTGCGCCTTATAACAAAGCCTTTAGAGCTACTGATATTGAGACTGGCGAGGTACTAAAGTTTCCAGCAGGTCATGCTAAGGCTGGTAAGGCGTTGTTTAGGAGAAAGTTTATACCTGCTAGGCTAGCAGATAATCCGTACCTCACTGCTACCGACGATTATGAAGCCATGTTGCTGTCACTACCAGAGCAACAAAGAAAACAGTTACTTGAAGGTGACTGGGATATCAAGGAAGGCGCAGCATTTACGGAGTTTAATAGAACTACGCACGTAGTTGAGCCATTTCATATCCCAAGTAACTGGATACGCTTTAGATCTTGTGATTATGGTTATGGTTCTTATAGTGGTGTTGTTTGGTTTGCCGTCAGCCCCAGTGAGCAGCTAGTAGTATATCGTGAACTCTACGTTTCCAAAGTATTAGCTACTGATTTAGCAGATATGATACTAGAACTAGAGAGCAACGATGGAAGTATCCGATACGGTGTACTCGATAGCTCTTTATGGCACAAACGAGGGGATACTGGCCCCTCTCTCGCAGAACAAATGGTTTCACGAGGATGTCGCTGGCGACCTTCTGATAGAAGTAAGGGAAGTAGAGTAGCGGGCAAGAACGAAGTGCACAGACGCTTACAAGTTGATGAATTTACGGAAGAACCTCGTATGGTGTTCTTTAATAACTGCACTAACTTAATTTCACAGCTACCGGCATTACCTATAGATAAGAAAAATCCGGAAGATATAAACACTAATGCTGAAGATCACTTGTATGATGCCTTAAGATACGGTATAATGTCTAGACCTCGCTTTAGTGTCTTTGATTATGATCCTGCTACAGCGCGAGCATCGCGCGGGATACAAATTGCGGATGCAACTTTTGGATATTAAGGAACTTTAAATGACTGACGAAACTGTACTCGATAGTGAAACTGTCTATCTAGAAGATCAGGAAGAAAATGATCTTTCAGATACTCAGGCAGCTAGTGATATCATTGACTATGTAAAAAGCCAGTTTGGTAAAGCTGAAGATTATCGGTACAGTGACGAGCAACGCTGGTTGCAAGCGTATAGAAACTATCGAGGTATCTATGGCCCAGAGGTTCAGTTTACAGAAACAGAAAAGTCTAGAGTATTTATAAAAGTCACTAAAACAAAGACACTTGCCGCCTATGGTCAGGTCGTAGAGGTACTTTTAGCAACTAATAAATTCCCTATCACTGTTGATCCTACCGTAGTACCGGAGGGAGCAATCGAGAGTGCTCATTTTGATCCTGCAGAAACGGATGAGGTACGCGATGTACGGGAAGAAAGTCCGTATGGCTACGCTGGGGATGGCAAAGAGATCCCGTTAGGTGCCACACAGGAATCTCTGATGGAGCGCTTAGGTGCTTCTGCTAAGAAGTTCGTTGGGTTGGACAATGTAAAAGAAGGTCCAGGCGAAACACCTTCAGCTATCACAATTAGTCCTGCAAAAGTAGCGGCTAAGAAGATGGAGAAGTTAATTCACGATCAATTGCAGGAGTCGGGTGCTAACAAACACTTACGTAGTACTGCTTTTGAGATGTCACTCTTTGGTACTGGCATCATGAAGGGACCATTTGCTGTTGATAAGGAATATCCTAACTGGACAGAAGAAGGTGACTATGAGCCAGTTATAAAAACAGTTCCACAAGTAAATCATGTTTCTGTTTGGAATTTCTTTCCTGATCCTGACGCCAATAGCATGGATGATGCTCGTTTTGTAGTTGAACGCCACAAGATGTCTCGTTCTCAACTACGTGATCTTAAAAAGCGTCCATTCTTTAGGTCTGACGTAATTGAACGTGTAATTAAGATAGGAGAAAGCTACAATAAAAAGTATTGGGAACATGATCTTGAAGATTACGCACGAGAGCAAGATGTATATCGCTTTGAAGTTTTAGAGTACTGGGGTGCTATTGATACGGAGTTCCTAAAAGACTTTGGCGTTGATCTTCCTTCGAGCTACGATGATGTAGACGAGGTAAGTGCTAACATCTGGGTATGTAATAACAGTCTGCTACGTGTCGTGCTAAACCCATTCAAGCCACAGCGTCTTCCTTACGTTGCTGCACCTTATGAACTGAACCCATACAGCTTTTTTGGTATCGGTATAGCAGAAAACATGGATGATACGCAGATTCTCATGAATGGTTTCATGCGTATGGCTGTGGACAACGCAGTGTTGTCTGGTAATCTACTTATTGAGGTGGATGAAACTAATCTTGTACCAGGACAGGATCTTACGGTCTATCCAGGTAAAGTATTTAGGAGACAGGGAGGTGCTCCAGGCCAAGCTATCTTTGGAACGAAGTACCCTAATGTCTCTAGCGAAAACATGATGATGTTTGATAAGGCACGGCAGCTTTCTGATGAAAGCACTGGCCTACCTTCCTTTTCGCATGGACAAACTGGCATCACAGGTGTAGGCAGAACCGCTAGCGGTATCTCTATGTTGCTAGGTGCTGCAGCAGGGGGTGTTAAAACTGTTATTAAGAATGTTGATGATTACCTCCTCCGGCCACTGGGTGAGGGTTTGTTTCAGTTTAACATGCAATTTAATTTTGATCCTACCATACGCGGCGATCTAGAAGTTAAAGCAGGTGGTACTGAGAGTCTGATGGCTAACGAAGTACGTAGCCAGCGTTTGATGCAGTTTCTCAGTGTAACAAGTAATCCTTCACTTGCACCTTTTGCAAAATTCCAATACATCATTACTGAGATTGCTCGCAGCCTAGATCTAGACCCAGATAAAGTTACGAACAACATTGATGAAGCTCGCGTCCAAGCAGAGATTATGAAAAACTTCCAGCAGGAACAGCCACAGCAACCACCTGGGGTGCCTGGAGCTAATCCAATGGATACAGCAGGAACAGGAGATGGAACTATTGGAACAGGACAAGCACCAGCCCCCGGAGAGCAAGGGTTTGCAGGAAATGCAGGGGGAGCTGCTCCGCAAGCTCAAGCCCCTGGTCAGCAGCCACCGCCAATGGCAACACTTCAGTAACTATATTGGTCTAGAGATAGAGATGCAAAGGCGGACTCTGGAGCAAGCTACCGATTTAATGGCTGTACATAGGGCGCAGGGTGCTATTAGCGTACTACATAAGATAGTCAATCTCCGGGATCATGTTAATGACAGTAAGTAAAGCAAAAGGAACTGAGCCATTAATTTCTCATCATTTTAATAACATAAAGTATGGAAATACTGCTACTGATGAGAAGGGTAGAATACAATCTGTATTTAGTATGCAAGTAAGTCATCCTAAATTAAACAAAGGCAAGCCTACTTTAATTCCTAGCATATACGATGGTAAAGTTTTAGATGAAGATGCGGCAATAAAAGCTGCCGTAGATAGCGGTATAAAATGGACTTCTGCTGATAGTCACGAGGAATTAAGAAAGTACGATACAGAAATACACAAACGCATGTCGCCTTCGTTAGGTGAAAAAAGAGATAGTGAATCATTTGGTAAAGGTGGAACTGTGGCAACTTTTGATAATGGGCGGCAACCCTGGCGGACTATTGACGATAGCTTTCTGAAAATCCCTCGCGACTTGACGAAAC